AATAACAGAAATAGCTGCCTTAGGGGCAACTGTGTTACTGTTTAAAACGTTTCGTGTTGTCGGCATTAAATAGCTCCGATTAGGTATGATCCATCAGAATCAATGAGATAAGCGCCATCAGCATCAACAAGAAACACGAAACCTAATGGTGGGACTAAAGCGTTTCCACTTATGACAAATCCGACTCCAACACCAATTCGCGCCATTGTGTCCCCTTTTTCTAAAGTCGTGTTAAGTTTTAAACATAAGCGATAATTCCAGATGCAGTCGATGTTGAAGCTATTCTGACAACAATTGACGGATGTGTGTATCCGTTTGGAACTGTTATTGTCGTGGTTACACCATCGAGCCCAGTTATCACCAAAGTTCCACCTGTTGTCACATAAAGTTGCAATGCGACATCAGTAAGATCTACGTCAGCGGGAGTTATATTTCTCACTCCACGAGATGCTATGAATGTCGGTTGCTGATATTCTTTGGCGCTTGTAACGGTCATTGCTTCCTCGGTTATCAGAAGTCCAGTAATTTCGAAAAAGCGAGTTTAAGCCACGACAATCAATTGAATGACGTCGGTCCCAGATCCCGTGACATCGATCGTCTTGTTTGTCGAAGACACGGCGGAGTTCAGCGCATTCATATCGAGCAGAATTGCCCCGCCGATCGGGACAGCGATCGAGAAGGAAGCCCCGAATCCGGCATAACCATTCGTCGCGCCTTTCGCGAACGTCATGGTCCCACCCGTATTCGTCGATTTGTTCTTGAGCATAATCCACAACGGTTTTTTCGTGTCGAGCGACACCGGACCGCTGTTGGTTCCGAGCAGGCTTGTCAGGTCGATCGTCTTCGCGCCTGCGATCAAAGCGATTTCCTGGGACACCGTGAGTGTTGCCGATGGCGTAGTTGTCGCATTTGCACTCTTGCTGACATTGAACGCATCATGCTTGATAGTTGCGTTGTTGCCAAGCGAGTCAGGAGAAGTAACCGTTTCCTGAATAGAAAGAATCATTCCGAGGGATGCGGAAACTGTCATGGTAAATCCTCAAATTTGGTGGACCATTTCCGCCGACTGACGAAATTGGTCTGAATCAGTTTATCCGAATCTTCCGAGAAGTTATTGCCGAAGTGAATTAAAGTCAAGGAAATGGCGACTCCGCCAATTGGCGGAGCTACATAAACCATCCGTCCAAAGCAAATTCTTCGTAGTCAGGATCGACTTCGTAGTCCTCACAAGTCTGGCAAAATATGCCAGGCATACACTGGGAAATTCCTTTTGAACACTTCCCAGCGCATAGCCAGCCATTGCACCCTGGACGATCTTCGTCACGACCTTCGTAAAAATCGCACCGCTCTTTTCGCTCAATCACATCGAGCGAAGTTTTCGCCGACATGAAATTCGCAAGCATTGGAGGAGGTGCAATTTCGATATCTGTACCGTCAGCGTTTTGTCCGCACTGCTGCCAGGTTGAAGATGTATCTGGCGTCACTGATACCGAAACGCCAGTGTAATCAGCAAATGGGTAACTCCATCCAATTTGGCTTGTGGTTTGATGATCGTAAACGAATGTCCCACCAGTTCGGCAGTTGTAACTAACGCACTGGAAATAAATGTCCTGACTCCATTGAAAACTTGGTCCGCCACTCATGCTAAAAGACATTAGCAATGTTGCTGAACCGCCAATGTTTAAAAATAGATTTGCAATTCCTCCTAGGGTTGGGTTTCCGGATTGAATAAATGTTTGCCCTTGTGATGCACCACATTGACCAGTTCCACCCTGCGAACCGAACAGAGGTGTACCTAAAACAACAAGCCAATTAGTAGTTCCATTCAGGGTTATCGCTCCTGATGAAAGTGTCGTATTGCTTGCTGGAAAAGTGAATTGATATTTCGACCAATAGCCAATGCCTTTGCAGCAATCGCAACGACAGCAGCATGGACCTTCGCAATCGAAACTTACTGTTGCTCGCGCCATTGGTTACCAAACGTCTATGTCGAGGAATTCCGAATCTTTAACGACTGAAATTGTCCCTGCGTTACATGTGATAGTAACATCGGTAAGAACTTTGGTTTTTCCGGCCTTGATTGCGTAACACCTTGTGACACCATCACTCGCAAACCCGACGTAGGTTGCAGGGTACCTTTTCCCGTTTTTCGGATCCAAAGAACCATAATTGATCGCCCTGCAAGCCGATCCTGTCGTCAACGTTCCGCCGACGAGCTTTTGTTCGCTAGCAGGATAATACGGCTCGTCGGTACCACCAGGCGTGACCAAAGTCGCAGAAGTAATGACGATCGAGTTGCTTACAGTCGATGCAGAAGGTGGGCTCAGTACTACCCAAAGGGCTACGCCATTGTCATCGGTTGAATAAACTTCGGCTTCAAGAACAGTTCCGACAGACGGTGCTGGCAGTGAAGCAGGATAAAGAATCGCGATGCCAGTGAATACAGTCAAGTATCCGTTGACGGCCGACCCGGAATTGCTCGGGATAACTAATTCGCCATTTTTAACAGTCCATGCCACAGGCGGAGTTGGCGTTACTGTTATCGTGCCTGTGACAACTCGAACCTTTGCCTTGTTTTCGCTGAAAAGACGATCGTCGCCACGGACTCGAAGGCTTTCAACATAAGACACAGCGCGAACAGTCCTTCTTGCTGTGTCTTCGTCTGCAAACCCGTAAATCGTATTTTCAAACATGCCCGCTCACTACGGATTCGGGAGAACGAGTTTCATCTTATCAAAGTCGATCGTGTCGTATTTGACGAACGTGATCTTGGCTGGTGACGTCGTTGCAATCAGCGTCGGGTCAATTGCTTTTCCAGCCGAGTCAAGCGGCCAAGGTTTCGTAACCTTTCCACCAGCAGTGAAGATATCGGTCAATGGCGACGACGGCGTTTTCAGTTCGCGGAATCCGTAACTGTCAATATGCAGATCCCAATTCAGAGGTTCTTGGATTTTGATTTTGATCGTGTACGTCACCGGATAAAAAAGCGTGTCGCCAATGAAAGTATAATCACCGACTTCCGGTGGGAAACAGAGACACGATTGATCTGGATTACCTCGCCATGCGAAGTGATTTGTTTTGAAGTTGAAACTGTCCCAAAATTCCTCATCCCAAACTTTTTCGAAACGGGTTGTTTTTAGGACTCGAATAGGCGTCGGGCGAGTCGGCAAAGGTTCAATGACATCGGCAGCGGTATTGACGACGTTATTCCCTTTCTTGTCGACGTCAAAAATGTCGTCGATTTGCTCCCATGAGTAAGTGAACTTCGGCGCAAGCTGTGTTGGGTCACTCCCAGGATTGCCGCCGCCACCACTTCCAGGAGAAGATCCAGGAAATACATTTCCGATTGTCAAAGGTGGACGCAGCGACCATTTGTAACTGACTTCGAGCCTCAAACGATTTGCAGCAGACCTTGTAACACGGCCATACCAAAGCCGCATAGCGAGGTCTGTTGTTGCACCATAGGTGTAAGGATCGAGATATTGAGGAAGTCTCGAGTCGGTCAAGAATATTCTTGGCTCGATCGTCAATGAAGACGGCATGTCTTTTAACTGAATGTACCAGCCGAGATCGTATGCGGCGTCGAGACCATAAAGAGATTGACCGGGGTCAAATGAATATTCCCCGGTCGGACCGCATTTTTCGATTTCCGTGAATGTCGGCATTTAACCGCCCCCGATTTTGAATCCCATGAAGTTGAAACTGAGTGGAGCAAACTCTTTTTGCTTTTTCAACTCATCGGCTTGTCTCTTTGTATTGGCCGCTGTCTCTTCTTCTGCCTTCCTGATCGCTTTGATATCAGTGGCAACATCGGTACCGCCAAGGCCACGAGCATCGTTCAAGGCTTTGAATGCTTCCTGGGAGTTTGAATTGATCAACGGCGCGGTATTTCTGATATCACTGCCAAATGCAAATTTTTTGAGTCTATTGAACTCTTCGACGCGAATTCGATCGGCAGCAACATTTCCGATTCCACCATCCATTCCGAGTGCGTTTTTAAGAGTCCCAAGATTCAATGCGGTCATCGTTTCTTGAAAACTCTTAAAACTTATCTCCTTGTCGAAGTTTGTAGCCATTGCCGAGAGTGTATCCATTTTCGATTTGAACCCAGGAGCCAAAGTCTCAAGAGCTTTGTCAAATCCTTTTTGAAAACTTTCTCCGGCAATCCGTCCCTTGTTCTTTGCTTCCTGACGCAATTCATCGTCAGGCGGCATGCCAGCAAACATGGCACCGCCCAATGCTCCGATTTTTGCCTCGCCTGACTTGGCGAAATTAAACCCGACACCACCGGTCAAACCCATCAACGCGTTTTGCGTTTTTTCCGCGCCGCTCATGTTTGCGGCATTACGTCGATCGGCGACTGTTCGTCGAAATTCTTCGAGGGCCTTGACCCATGTGATCTGACCATTTTCAACTTTCAAAGCGAACTCTTCCATAACGTCACGGTCCGGAACCAAATCGGAAAGACCACCGGTCAGCTTCGACCGCATCGCTTTCGAGTTGTCCATGTGATTAAGACCACGGTCAATTGCCTGAATTCCTTCCTTGGCTCGCTGGATTCTTGTCTCAAAGTATTCAATGTCTTTGAGACGTTTTTTGTTCGAGTCAGACTGATCAAAAAATCCACTGAAGAAACCATTGCCGAGGAACCCCCCTTGCGATTTCAAATCATCGACAATCCCCTGTTCTCTATCAATGATTTCCTGATAAGCGTTTGATTGCTTCATGAACTTTTCAGAGCTTGGCAAAGCCAATTGCGCCACCAAACGAATAACCTGCGACGTCAAGCGTTGAAGAAACATACCCAGTTCTGCGATCGCCGGAATTGCAAAGTCGATGAATCCTTCGAGAGTCGTTTTGATGTCTTTCCACGATGCAGCAAAGTCAGCGGATCCAGTCAACAAAACGCCAAGCGATCGAGTAACACCAATCATTCCGTCATAGAGCGGAGATAGACCATTGGCGGCTCGATCAAACCATTCGGAAAGACCAACAAGTGAAATGGATTGAACACCCTTTGCCAAATCGTCGAAGAACTGACGAACTCCGAACGATTTGAAAATGAGCGTCCCCACTTTCCCGACAAGGATTTCAACAGACTCAACAAACGAATCGAGTCGCCCCTTGACCGTCATCGACTGTTTTTCCATCAGCTTGAAAAACATTCCGCTTGAATTGGTCATTTGCTGAAATGCTTTAACAACAACTTCGCTTCCAACGGTACCCGCTTCCATGTTGGCGAGGAGTTGGTGAGACGAAAGACCGGCAGCTTTCGCGAAGTTTGCCACACCGACGCCAGCCTCAGTGAACTGTCGCAGTTCCGATGCCTGGAATCGACCCTTCGAGATTACCTGGCCATAGGCAAGAGACAAACGTCCAATGTCGACACCGGTACCCGCAGCGACATCGCCAAGTCGACTAAGCGTCGGAATCAGATCTTCGGTGTCGACGCCATAGGCTTTCAGCAGTTTCGCCTGTGCGATGACCTCGGAAGATTTGAATGGCGTTTCGACGGCGAGTGTTTGCAGATCATTGAGGAGTTTCGTTCCCCCTTTCTTTGTTCCTGTCATGACCTGAAAAGCAATCTCCGCCTGTTCGTATTCCATTGCTGTTTGAGCGGCCCACTTCGCCAATTCCTTCGCGCCACTGATCGCGGCATTGAGCCCATAAGACATTTCCCGGCCAAGGAACGACCCAATCGCGTATTGGGAAGTCCTCGACGCATAACGGCCGATACTGGAAAAGAAACCGGATATCGACGATGTTGCTTTCGCAACTCCCGAGGCGACTCCCTGGGCGTTGGCCGTCAACATCAATGCGACAGTACCGATCTTATTCATTGCCATTGGGATTCTTTCTCATGTGCTCGGTTGCTTTGATTCTCGCCCGCAATGCTTCGCGGAGAGGATCATTATCGGTCATATCCGGCAATTCGACCTTTGGCTTTTCCTCATCCACGCTCCATGGGTTGAGCGATTTTTCCGGAAGAGGACTATTTCCACACCAAACGTAAATGCTGTGCAGGAGTTGAGCGGTCAGTCGCGAGAAGTAGGCGATCTTTTCTAATTGATCGCCACCATCATTCATGTCCGCAATATGCTCCTGAATTTCTAACTCGCTGAAACGATCGAGGAATTCGTCAATTGGCATTCGGTAGTGACGGGCGAGCCTGAGTCGGTCAACGTAGTGTCCGTCACTGCGGAGGATTTTCCCAGGCCTTCACCCCGCCCGCCAATTTCGATCATTTTTTCCAGCAGCGGTTTTACGCAGGTTTGCCAGTCAATATCTTCGGCGATCATCTTGGCGTCGGATGGCTCAAAAATCAATTCACCGTCTTCGACATCAAAACAACAATACGTCAATGCCAAGAACAAATTGTCATCCATCACTTTATCGTCGCCTTCGGCCGGGGTTTCGCCTTTTGCTTTTTTTGCATCCGCACGACTTGGACAAGCGTCCTGGTAGGCGAGACATCTTGTGCCGTTCAAAGGCTTGATGCGAACAATCGCTTTGTCGCCATTTGGGAATTGAATTGGGACGTCGGCGTGTTTTGGCCGACATCCACTGAGAATTTTTTCGCGAAGAGCTTTGGCGGACATACTTTCTCCAGAAAGTAACCCCGCCAATGGCGAGGTTACGCACCCTGAATGTAAACACCAGTATCATCATAGAGTTTAAATTCGAGTTTGAGATCAACAGGCTTTCCGCCGCTGTCAATCGTTGGGTCACTCATCGTGCAGTAACACTTCCAGGCGAATACATCAGGGCGCGTCGATTGCGTACTATCGAGCGCCATAACCATCAGCAATCGCAGTTTTGTTCTTGCTAATTTCGCGGCTCGCATGATCGCTTCGAGAGCCGGTTTGTAAGTCGGCGTCAGCGTGATAGGATCCGCCTTCACAAATCCTGTCGGATAATCTTCGACAAGAACTTGCGTGGCGTCGAGGCAACGATGCTCAACCGTTTCCGGTTTGATGCCATCGACACCACCAACGTCCTGAACGCATTCGATCTGCGTCCATGTCGTCAAATCCGCACCCGCAACCGGGTAAACGGTTGGAAGTGATGCAGGCACCGCAGCCGTGTGCGCTGGATCGAACGTGTAGTAAAATTGCGTGCCTTTGCTCGGCGTCATGCTAATTCTCCTGAACGAAGTAGTCGATGGTTAAAAGAAGTTGGATGTAACGTAGAACGTCGTGTGCGTCCTTCGTCGTGATTTCTGTATCGACCGCTGGGTTTGTCGCAACGGCCCATTGGATTATTACACCGTTGTCCTCCCACTTCTTCGGAAACCCGATTCTGTCTTTGTCGGGCGGACCTTTGAACTCATCGAACAATTTTGACCTTATCTCCTGAATGACGTCAGGAGTTCGGTCGAATACTTCAATCAAAAAACTGTCGGTCGCAAACCCGGTTTTTCCAGTCAAAGATTCAATCGTGTCGCCCGAAACAAGTCTGTAGGAAGCCGCCGGCAATAACGTATTTGGTTCGATCGACCCATCGTCATTATTTTCCTGCATCGGGATTTGCTCAGGATACACCCGATCGTTGCCGAATACTTGGCAAAGTTTAGCAAACAGACTCGTCTCAATCTTGGTCATTTGAAAATCCTGTTGCCGTATTTGGCCAAGAGCCTCGGTATGCCTGCGCGGATCTCGTCTGGGATCTCATTCGCAGCAATGTACGCGAATGGCAATCGGTTTTTTTCAACTGGCTTATGGCCAGCGACGGCACTGGCAAACTTCGCAAAGATAATATAACCACCAGCCACTTTTTTACCTTGACGAACGTGGAAATTCATTCCGAATTGTTTGCGAAGCAATCTCCTTATTCTTGAACTGAGATTTCCTGGAGTACCGTGAGATTGACGTCCGCCAGGTCGACCGGCAGGCGGAATCAGTAATTGAAGGCGAAGCAAACCGGGGGCGGAAAATCTGCTGTGTGGCATGCTTGGGTTACGAAGCGTTTTAACTTTTATCGCAAGGAATGTTTTTCCTGTGTTTCTCGATATCAAACGTCCTCGACGCATCGACGTTCGTAAACCAGCAACAACTTGTTTACGTCCTCCTTCAACAAGGTGGTCGTATCGTGTCGGGTCGATGACGCCCCAAAATGGATGGTACGCTCGATAACCAGCGCGAGCCCCAACAAGAACGATCCATACATTTGTTGACCGGTAAAACTTGTACTTCATCCCACGAGATTTCGACAACTGACCAGTTAGATCATTCTTCTGCGTGTCGACGCGAACCAATCGAACCGTTCTTTGTCCGGCTCTGCGTGCGCCAGTCTTGACAAGTTGGTTGATGTATTTTTCTTTGAAGTCTTCGTAAGCCCGCTTTACTTCCGGCAAGCCGTTAACGTTCAGATTGACGTTGATCTTGCCCATTATCCACCGGTGTAAGCAGTCGCAAGAATTTTCAAATCCTGTCCAGGTGCATCAGGTGGAAACACTTGTTTGATTTGCAACGTTCGACCTTTTGTCACGATCCTCATGTCGGGGTGCGCGACAAGCCCGGGCTTGGTGAAAAGGTACATATCACTAATTGCAAAATTAACGCTGCTGTTTCCCGTCTCAGTGCCACTGAGATCTTTTTGAGCATAACGAAATTCTGCGATCGAAACCCATATGACCTTTTGCGTTCCAGATAAACTTCGCCCTTTCGCGGGTGCCATCAAGGTTGCCGGGTTGCGATAATCCGCGATCGGGAAAGCTGATTGCCACCGACCTTCGTTGTAATACGAATCGTACCTTTCAAAAAAACCGGTTGCGTCTCTTGTGATCTGGTTTTCTGTTTTACCAATCATCACGACCGCTGAACCGCTATTTTGAATTCCTTGAGGTGGCACTTCGGTGTTATCGAAGACGATGTTTGATGAAACCGAAAACGGACCAACGATTTGACCTCGAACAAATCGAACCGTTTTTCCACTGTCAACAACACACTTTTGCGATGGAAGCGACGGCGTATACGTGGCAATCGTTGGACTTCCTGCCAGCATCGAGGCGATCGTACAGCTTACTTGAATCTGATCAGGCAACGCATGCGTTCCACGAGACAATTTGATGACATCGCCGTCGGCTATCATCGCCAAAGCCGCGCCAATGTTGCTGGCATAGTTGATACCTGGATCGACTGCGTTCACTGTCCCAGCAGACCAGATCTTTCGAGGTCCTTGAGAAGAAAATGCCGGATCGACATAAACAGTTTTCAATATCCCCTCGGCGCCGTGGCATGAATCATGGACATCGCGGCAGGAGGAATGATCAAAGGGCCTCGACGTTCACGACCATCTTGGTTTTGGTACGTTGCCGTTGCAATCATTTTGATCGCGGCGATCATTCCAAAATTTGGTTTCGTGGTTACCGTCGCAGGACCAGCGTTGTACGTAACGGTCAAAGCAGGTGTGTATCCGGCCTTCACAACCGGCCAACGCGTCATACCAATTCGCGTGATCATTGGCGGATTGTAATTGAGCCATGTTCCGTAGTCGATCCCCTGAACGAGCGTTTGCGTTACGCCGTTCGAATCGACATGGGTCAAGCTGACGACCGATCGGACCGGGCCACGAGACAAACGAATGTGTTTGTTTCCTCCGGGGAACCTTTCGAATGATTCCTCGACAACAACAGGCCGAAGAAATTGCCTTGCGGCATCTTCAACGTACTGTGTCGCCTCCAAAACAAGACTTCGAAACAGCGAATCGAAGTCCGTGTCAAACGTCGAAAAACCGCAGTTGAGCTTTAGCTCATCCACGGTTATCACCATGTCATCCGGTGGTGTTGGTTCAGTGACAACAACCACCGACGACGAGATAATTTCGAAGTTTGTCATTTTTTAGTTCGCGAGGCCAACAGCATAAGCCAACAGACCGGTTTCCGGGTGAGTGACCGGTTCTTTTCGCGGGTGCGAAAGATATGCGATCGCACCGAGGATCGTTGCATTCTGCGTCGTTCGGCTGATCGTGAATTGGACGTACGGCGTTGGCGGGCGGACGACGGTCAGCCAGATAACACCGTTTGACGACGTTGCCGCGGTGATTGCCGTTGTCTGCCCCGGAGCGCCAGACACTGAGTTGATCAGCGTTGGCGACGTTCCGGATGAATCCGTACAGGAATAGGCATTGACTTGGATCACAGATCCATCAACGATTGTCCCGAATTGAACAACGAGCGTGATGGTATCGAAAAGACCGCCAGCGGTCATGTCGATCGTAGTCAACGTCACTAACGTCGTGCCAGCGACAGCGCCTGTCGAAGCTACGACGAGCTTCATGTCCATAAACGGCGCCGGGGAACCCGAGTGAGTCATCATTTTCTCCGTTGAAATTAAAAACCAGAAAAGGGTAAATCCCCTCCTAAGAGGGGATTGAAGTTTTTTATTACGCGATCTGCAAATAACAGAGTGGGCAGTTGCCGTAGTTGCGAAGTTGCGCGTCGAAGTTGACGAGTGCCGTGAAGATAACGGTGAGAACGCGTCGGTTCGTCGTCTCGTCACGAATCAGGGTTGGGATCATCGAATCGCGGAACACAACTTTGTACTTGCTGATGTCACCGAACAAGATCGGTTTGTCACCAGTCGCGCGAGTCGTGATCATTTCGCGGTTGACAAACACCGGATAACCTTCGAGGGTCCGAATCTTATTACCGCCCTCCCAACCCCAATTGAACATTGGCCGTCCGTACGAATCCTTGATTCGCATCAGGTATTTCATGATGTCTTCGGACATCATGAAGCCTGAACCGGGGTTGTTACGGAAAACGGGGTCGACGCCGAACGTCAGGCTCGAATGGATGTCATCGTACGTGATGGCACCGGCACTAAGCGAAGCGACTGATCGTGCGCCGGCGATCGCGGCGGCAACAATACCGTATGGTTGTGTTGCACCCGTACCGTTTGAGAGATCTTTCGAAATTCGTCGACCGAGGCGTTCGCCGAGTTGATCGGACACCCACGACGGCAATTCCATTCGCGTACGGCGTAACTGACGCTGGGAAATGGTCACATCATCGGACGTATAATCCCAATTCTTCCAGGTGATCTGACCGGAAGTCGGGTTTTGATTCGCGCCGATCGTTTGACCTTCGCCGATCTGACGGCCAACAACCTGATCGTTGGTATACGTTTCGATGATGTCTTCGTAATCACCAACCGTTTCGATCGAGATTGGCGACTGCATGATGCCGCCGTACGTGATCATGTTCGTCGCGATCGTTGCAACGAATGTCGGCGCACGGTTCGTCAAAGCGAGGACTGTTTCGTCTCGGCTGTCTGCATAACCCAACGCAGTCGAGAAACCTTCACCTGAGAACGAAGCCCGACCGAACCCACGCATCTTCAAAACTTCTTCGGAGATGCGGTACTGTTCAACACGTTGCATCGCCTGCGCTGGAGCAAAACGTTTTTCGGCCGGATTGACGCCGAGTCGTTTACAAGCCTCGATTTGCTCCGCGTCAATTGCACGCGGGTCGAAACCCATTGCCCAAGCGGCAACCGCCATGCCCATATCGGCGCAATGCCGTTCAGGGCGATCGACGTACGTTGCAAGTTGGCGCGTCTGCTGGTTGCGATTCCAGTTTGGGTTGCGAAACGTGTCTTGCTGAAACTTCTTCGTAGCATCAGCAATGTCACGAGCCCGCTTGACGCGATCGTTGACATCTTCGGAAGTTGTCACTTCCGCTTCGCGCTGCCTGTACTTGGTCGTGAGTTCTTCGTACTGAGCCGTAAGCCCATCGAACTCTTCGAGTGTTTCTTTCGGGCAATCCGGACTGGAAATCTTCGACTCGATCGACTCCACGCGACCGCCGACATCCTTGATCTTGTCGCTTAATTCTTCCAGAATTGGATCCACGGTTCAGGCTCCTTTTTGAGCCGGCAACCGTTCATATCGGAAATGAATGACGGCGGTTGCAGGCCACTTTTTTTGTGGTTGCGACCGCCGTCATGCGTGCGGTTCAGCGTTTAATCTTTGTGGATGATTATACGAGAACCGGTTTTTGTCAAGTTTTATCGGCTTTGCGAACGCATGCCCATCGACTGTATTTGTCGAGTTCTTGCCGATGCCTGTTTAAGATTGTTCATGAAATCCTCGAACGATTGGACATTATCAACCATGCCAATCGCCTTCGCTTCATCAGCAAGAAACATTCGACCGTTTGCGTAAGTCTCTCTTACAAATGACTCGGTTTGCTTTCGTCCAGCAGCGACTTCGCTGACAAATGTTTTGTAATACGCATCGGACTTGGCTTGCAAATCCGCTTCCTCCGTCTTCGTCATCGCTTTGTATGGCGCCCCTTCGTCCTTGAATTCACCACTTACAATCGAGTGAACCTTGATTCCCTGCTTTTCGAGAGCAGCAGTATTATCGACACGACGATAAATGACGCCGACCGATCCGACAGACCCGGACGGCGACATGATGAACTTTGTCGCCTGCGATCCAATCCAGTATGCGCCGCTTGCTGCCATGTGATTCGCGATCGCATAAACCGGTTTTTGCTCGCGAGCCGCGCGGACCTTTGACCCAAGCTCTTGCATTCCAAAAACCGAACCACCAGGAGAATTGATGTCGAGGACAATGTTTTTCACAGTGTCGTTCTTCACCGCGGCGTCGATCAAAGATCCGATTCTTTCCGTGGTTGTTCCACCAGAAGAGAACGCCGATGCTCTTGGCGTTATCGTTCCCATGATCGGAATAACAGCAATGTCGCTTAGTTGATCGTCACCAGGTTCTTTCGATCCATCTTCATCGTCATCGAACAGTGATTGAAACCAACCATCTTGAGCCCGGCTCGAAATGATGCTGAGCATTGCCGACTCGATTTCATCGAGTTTCGCAGGAGCGATCGCCCAATGAGTGTTATAAAAACTATCCAGCACACGCGGATAGGTTCGCCGAGTCAATTGTTTTGGCATGGTTCGGTTCCACGATGGTTGGTTCAGTTACGCCTTCGCTCAGTATACGCTCTTCGTATTGTCTTGTTGGGATTACAGACAAAGGCGCATCCACAAACGATTCATCTGTTATAACATCGCCTTTTGAATCTATTTCATATGGGTATCGGTAAGCGACGATTCTACCTGTGTCCGTATCTACTTCGACGATTTTCTTTTCGACTTTGTTGCCGTGCCGATCGAGGACAGTGATAGGGAACTGCGGAACGATTCCCTTGTCTGGATCCATTGCGAAGATCATTGTGTCATCCTTCGAGAATTTCCATGAACCTTGCTGGCATCTTATCGGAAAACAATTCGATGTTCGACTTCACGACCGATTCGAGTTGCCCCTTCTTCGCCATACCTGCCATCTCCAGTAATTGATCTTTGCATTCGGCAATGAACTTGTCTGCGATCGCATTGACGTTTTTCCCTTCGAACACTCCGCCGTCCTTTGCCAGTTCGTTGAGATCCGAAAGAACATATTCGCGGTACTTCGTCTCGATCTCCTGTCCGACGAAATCCATGTAGGATCTTTCCACCTTGGAACGGCTCGAAGATTCATTTGCCATCCTCTTGACGATCTTGCGAACAACCAATATGGACGCATTTCGGTTGGTAGCTCCGCCAATTGGCGGAGTCGCTACTTCCGGCACTTCGATAATCGTCTCGACATTTCGTCCGGGGTTACCGGGGTTTTTCTTGTTTGGGTTGGTCGTTTGGTTGTCCGCTCCACCTGCACCCATGTTCTTCGGGAAGTAAAGTTTCTTCGCTTCTGGATCGTCACTTGCCGAGATAAATAACTTCTGACGAATCTCGTTGATGGTGGCGATCGGAGCGCCAGCGCCCAATGCGCGAATCAATTCTGCCATTGTCTTCGTGTCGGCAAACTTCGTTGTCTGCCGATCGAACGAAACGCAAATTGATTTCCGCTTACGCTCTTGTGCAGCAAGCATCTTCGCCTTGTATTGGTTCTCGAAATTATTGAGGTATGGTCCGATTCCCCATTCATAGAAGTTCTTGACGTCATACTCGAACGCGTTGTAACTTCGCGAATCGGGATCTCCAAGGAATGTCGAAGGTACACCAGTAAGGTTCGAGATCTCCCGAAGGTTAAGCCCGTGCAGAACTGATTCGGCGGTATACTCCGGTTGGTATGGAATTGATGTCGGCTTGAGATCGCAATCGAGAATTGCGGGAACAACCTGGTCATCAATCCCTTGGTGGATAATTGGGAATTCTTCGCGAATACGCTGGACTGTTTTTTCGTTCAATGCCTGTGGAGTCGTCAACGCGACTCGTGGACGGCCTGAGTTAGATGCGCGGGCCGATCGTATCTTCGAGCCGGCAACACCTTCGTGAATTGCCATCCGGCCGGCGAACCATGTTTCCATTGGATAGAAACCATCGTCCGATGGATTACTCAGATCAATGACATCAGACGGAAGAAGTTTCCGCATTTTCGTAATGTCAGGCTGGTATGAAGGATCTTGCTGATATGGATTGGCGTAGACCGATCGGTACGGATCGACGATGTACCATTTCTGACCGTTGATACGCTCGGGCCAACATTGGTATGGTGCGAATGGAATGATCTCGATCGGCTTACCAGATCGACGAAGGATGCCAGCGTACGCAGCGCCATACTGAGCGCGGATCCATGTCATCCGGCATCGAGCTTCTTGCGCTGTCTCTTCTTCGTTTGCCTGTATGCAGATTGGCCAGTATGCCGGATGGTCATACGCCTCGGTCATCTTCTTTGATCCCTGCTCGTCAACAATTTCCTTGACGTCGATTTCCATTCCGAAAACCGATGTCGAAAGAATCATGCAGGCCCGGTACCAAGCCGGATATTGAAGTGCGTCAGTCGGAGTGATCGAATCCCAAGGCTTCGAGCCTGTACCTGAATCCTGACCAGGAACAAGTTGTCTCGTGTCCCAACGTACGCGATTCGCTATTGACCCGGTTGCGCGGTAGGATGTTTCAAATCCTGATCCGCTTCCTGATTGGGATTTTGACTTGAGCCTGAGTCTGTTGAAGAATGCCATTCAATCCTCGATGCGGCGATCGCCGCGAGGCCAATCCCGATCAGCACGAACGGCGCACCGAGCAACGCCAAACCGATCAAGACGAGCATTACTCCCAAGATAGCGAGATAATCGAGAATATCGAGTTGAGTTCCGTTGATTGAGACGTTTGGGAGTTTCACGTTTTGATCCTTGGAGTATTGGAAATTCTGTAAACAGTCGGCTGACGTTCTTCCATTGTTGTTACGCCAATAATTCCCATGATTATCGCCATCACGGCATCAATAGATTTTCCGCTCGATGGTAACGGCTTGATGGGACGGATGTTTTGGTTCACATCCGTGTAAACTTCGGCATTGCCGACTTGCCAGTCCAAAACGGGATTGCCGGGATGACGGATCATTCGTTTCTTCACCCTTCGTTCGAACTCCGCAGAGGGAGCCGTAAGGTGAATAATATTTTGGGGAACGGCGATCCGCTGACATCCAAAGCCATCCGCTATTACAGTACCATCTTCCGCCGTTTCGCCATCGACTAATTGCTGAGTAAATTCCTCGGCATATGTCTTGTCGAAAAAAATACCTTTAAGGTTCAGTTCGAAATTGAAAACCGTGTCTCGCAGTTTCTTTTTGATGAATGAAAAGTCTGTCGTGTTTCCTTTGGTTGAAAACAAATACCCTTCATTCACCCATCGCATCAAACCATGGACCGGATCTCGAAGTTTCACGGTATCCTCGTTTAACCAACACATCGGCCACACTCGAAGACAATCCGAAAAATCTCTGTCATGATCTTTGGGAAGAATTGCTCCATGCACCGGTCCTTCCGGCCAAGGGAATACAAAAGCGCAACCAACCATGTCGAGTCGACGTGCCAAGTCGATGCCAAGATAACAATCTCTTTTTCGAAGGCTTTCGAGATCATACTTCTCGGCGGCATATTCCCATGCAGTCGTGCTGATCCAGGAGTTTGCGGAATTTATCCAACGATTCGCACGATACTGTAGAAACTTGTTCCATTCAGTACCTCCAGCATTGAATGAGACCCTACAGTCATTGATGATTTCTTCGGGGTCGATGATCTCGCCCCATGCAGGATTAGCCATCGGAAGATACTTTTCCGGCTCGGTCACAATTTCCAGTTCCGTGACATCCTCTGGAATCATGTACTCGACGTGCAGAAATTGAAGATCTTCTCTTCCTGGCTTGTTAGCCGCGGCGTCTCTTCCCTGTTTCATCCACTCGTAACCGATGCAGGTACGATCGTCTCCCGACGTCGATACACTTCCGAGCAATGGCTGCTTACGCGAAATACCTGCCCGTGAGACTCGACGCCACATTTCGCTTGGGACAACGTGCATTTCGTCAAACAGGACAGATCCGTTGAAACCTTCCTTTGCCTTCGCTCCTTTTTGGTTGTCACCTGTGATGATGATCGACCGCGAATTCGATGGAATATGCTCAATGTTGAACGTCGTGTTGTTGATCTTGCAAAGATCGGCAAGCGCCGGGCTCTGACGAATCATGTTGATCGTGTGCAGTTGAGAGATCCGAGCCTGATCTCCGTTCGAAGCACCCATGTAAACTTTGTTGCCCTGTTCGCCATCGCCACAAAGAAGGTACGTGCACAGAGCAGCAAGAACCGGACTCTTTCCGTTCTTCTTCGCGCCCCAAAAACCAAATCGTCGGAATCGACGTATCCAGCAATCCCACTTCACGGAAAAGCGGACCCACCCAAAAAGACGCATGAAAAATTGACGCCAAGCCTTTAGCAGTTTGATCGGCTCGCCGGCTTTGTCGCCTTCGTAGAGATAGCAGTTTGTTTCGATCCAATTGCAGACCTTTGCGCCACGTTCAAAATCAAAAACCATGCCCTGTTTTGCTGCCTCTTCATCGGCAGGACAGAGTATCCATTCACGGGTATCGCGTGCGTAGTGGGCTGGAAGTGTCAGCATTGGGCTAAACCGATGACTCCGCCAATTGGCGGAGTAGGCTATGCGACTCCTGGCGGACGGTACAAATCAAGAGCAGTCTTCGTGACTGGATCAGAAGGTTTTTTGTCTTTGTCATTGTCTTTGATCTCCTCAACTCGTTTCGCTTCCTCCTGTCTTTTTATCCGATCGACCTTCGCCAATTCGTTGCCGAGGCGAACATTCGTAGCGCTGAACATCTTCATTCGCGCCGCTGGATTCAATCCCAATTGAGCAATTAACTTCGAAAGCAGATTGCCGATCCGAAGCGATTTCTTGAGAAGCGTGTCATATTGTTCGTCGTCTTTTGCTGGGTTGCATTTTCGCAAGAGCAATGAGACTCGACGATATTCGGCAAACAGCCGAGACGCCATTTCGATTTGCATAAAATCGGATTCATTCAGGCCGGCCGCATTGTCGGTAATAAACTTCCAAGCCCAATTACCTGTTTGGCCTAATGTGCTGGGTCGATTTTTTGGCGGAGTTGACTTCGGTCCGAATTCCAATTCCTGCAAATCGTCAGGAATCGGCCCGTGACGTTCGGGACGATAGGTTCCACTTCGGAGATGTTCGATAAGCGTCTTGCGCTTACCACGAACACCAGCTTTCGTGTTTTTGCCAGGCATAGCAAAACCTTTATAGCGGGTTTCTCAGACTTCTTGAATACTTGCCTCGGCATGTTCCGACCTTTCGTGATCTTAACCGAACCATGGCTCGATTTTTTTTCGAAGTCCACCCCTGAATTTTTTTCAACTTGGGGCCGGAAAAATTTGTGCGCGAG